CCCGCAGCAAGTACTTGAGCGTCTGCCCCACCAAATAACCAGCAACTGGCTCAGGGGCACCAGCGACTACGTCTTCAATGATCTCGATCGCCTCTACCCGACCCTTGGTGTAGTGAGAGGGAGAGTTGACCTGATCACTCATGGAATCTTGAACGGCACAGCCGGCCCAGTGCTAGTCGGCAACTCTGGCATCGACTGATCAATCTGGGTTGGGATCATCTCAGTGACATTGCCTGTGATGTTGCCGATCATGTCGGCGGTGTAGTTCTCAATGATTTCAGGGATACGGACGAAAGCAACTACTGATGCCGCGACCAAACCGCCTGACATCACAAAAGATGCCACAGCCATCGCGTTGAATAGTTTTTGCACTTGCGAGAGAGCTAAGTACTCTCCAACATGCTACGTCGCTCATAAATACGTTTCAGCGCCAAGCATTCATCAGCGCGTTGGCGTTGACCGAACTGTTCAAACACCATTGCCCGTGCGTGTTCGTATCTAATCGCAGTGGGCAATAGCTCAGTCGGGACGCGAGATCCCATTGGAGAAAATCTGTTGCCGTTGAGTTTGACGCTCATGGCGAGATAGCTAAAGAAAAACCCCCTCCTGCTGTGTGAGAACCAGGAGGGGGAGCAGCTCTGCAGTTAAAAGGTAGCTCAGAAGCTGTACTTCGCACCCAGTTTGGTGCCAATCGAAAGCTCATCGCCAGTGATGCCGCTCAGCTCTCCGTAAACAGAGACCTTTTCGGATGCTTGGATCGAACCGCCGAGTTTGCCAGCAAACTCAACCTCGTTTTCGGCACCGTTGGGCATCACAATCGCAGGACCACCCTGGATGTAATAGCTGTAGGCACCTGAAGCACCTTCAAAACCAACGTCAAGCGTCAGCGTGCCACCCAGAAAATCATCGCCGTAGTTAGCGCCGTTGTACTCAGGGTTGACGTAGATGTCGGCGAGCGCAGGAGATGCCAGCGCAGCTGCTGAAACGGCGACACCACTCGCAAGAAGAACTTTGAGCATGGGAAAGAGGGTTAACGTTTTCCCTGGCCACGATACTTCTTTCTTCCATGGGACGGTTTTGAATGTGATCCATTCCCCTGTCTCGTCTTTTTTGGCCTGCTGGCTACAAAATTTTGTTCGGTGATTGATTTGGCCATCAGATTCCGTCAGTTGAGTCCAGGCTTTGATACTTAAGAGCTAAGCCAGTGAAAAGTCCATATTGAGGATGTGAAACCTGATCTCTGCCGTCAAGATAAAAAAGCTCGTTCATCCATAAAACTCTTGCCGCCATGGCCTGTGTGTCTTCTGCACCAGGCTTTGACGCGATCATTGGATCAGGTCGTTTCATCGTCACGAGGGTTGATTGCAAGCAGGCTATAGCCCATCAGCAACAGAAGCATCAGGGCTGTAATGCCAATCACTCTGAAGCGTTGTCAGGGTCAGCAGTCCACACGTTGTAGCTGCCACCTTCAATGTATTGCTGCAAGGCTTCAACCCGGCCAAAGTCTGCATGAGGAGAGGTGTCGCCAACGTCAGCAGTTGCCTCGATCGCGGTGACCTTTGTGCCGCACTCAGTGCGAATGGCTTGCCGCCATGTTTTCCAGTCAGCGTTCATCGTGCTGCCACGCTCTTTGGCTTTGATGACGCGCCAATCAGAAGGCTGCAGCAGTTTGTTAGCAGTCTCCTTGGTCTTGGCAATCCACAAAGTCTTGAGGTCGGTGTAGGTCTTAGGGATCAGGTTGCCATCTGAATCTTTGCCCCAGTACCACTTTTGGTTGTAAGTGGGTGAAGCGTCTTCCCAAATAATCCCCAAAGCTGCACGATCTTGTGCAGTGCTCAGTCGCAACCAGTTGGCTGGATACTGAACATCGTTGTATTCCCAGGCGACATCAAGAGCGAGTCTCCGGCTGCCAAGTTTGTAGGGCATGGGTCTAGACCGATGGTGTGAGTTTAACGAGCAAGCCCGCCATTAGCTTGGAACGGATTTTCAGCGAAGGCCATCCATATCAGCGTGCCACCGCTTTTATTTACATCCACTCCAGAGCGTCGGACCTTAAACCCGTTTGAAAGAAAGTCAAAGCCCATCGCGAAATTGCCTTGCGCTGAACCGTCAACTTCAGCATTACTCAAATTAGCTCTCAAAATTTTATCAGTTTCATTAAATTCATTTCTAGTAGCGTCAACAATGTTCCAGTTACTTGCATAGTCTAAGCCCTTCACCATGAGCCATTTCACACGAAATCCGGTGAATACGAAAGGCCCGTCGTTGGAAGCATTTCCGGTGTACGAGCCTATGGCGGAAAATCCGGAGACTGGTGCAAAACAATACATGAGCATTGTTGAGCCTGTTGTATTCAAGGATGCAACGTTGTTAATTTGAACCGTAGAATTATTTGCTGTAAAACTGGAATATGAGCCACCTGTGCTTGTGGTATTTAATCCTTCAATAATAAAGTTAGACCCAGTGGCTGTTGTGAATGCATACCAGTTGTAAGCAACATCTGTATCTTTAACGAGCAAAAGTTTAGGAGCAGCTGAGAGCCCGTGGCCTACACTGCCATTAGTTTGATTGCCAGTCCAGGTAACAATAGAAAAGCCGCTTGCGGCTGAGGCTCTGACAGTAGAAGTAATACTGCCGTCAGTGTTGCTAACCGTTGATGTTCCGGCGTTCCAGTTCCAAGCTACATAGGTCGCATTATTGGTGTTGACGTTGCTTGAATCACTGCTGCCAGGTGCAACCGTGAATCCATCTGAATTAAAAGCATCTAACTTGCCATAAGCATTTGGCGTTCCCTCCGCACCGGCGCTTTGTGAAAATAAAGAATTAGTTGCCCCACGAACAGCGTCAAACAGCATGTGTCCATAGCTGCTGCTGCTACGAGATTTGATCCATACCCAATCTGGCTGGAATGACAAATTATCGGCATTGCCATCTAAAAGCTGAGCGCCGTCAACAATAATTGCCCGAATCTCCGCCGCGCCATCATTAGTGTTGCCCTTTTGACGAGAAACCTTGATCTCAGTAATTGTGCCTGAGCCGGAGGCAACAGTGTGTGATTGCCAAGCGTTTGAAGACGCCGAAACGGTTTGATATGACCCTCCGTTGATTGCAACTTTTACTGTGTCAGCGGTGCCTGCCCAAACTTCAAGAACAACACTTGAGCTGTAAGAAGGCTGATTCCCAGAAGGGAACGTAACTGTCAGGACAGCAGCGGTAGAGCTAATGTTCGCTTCATTGGTTGCCAGATAAGTTGATGTCCCTCCATCAAAAGCCCCAGTAATGGGATAGGTGGTACTAATGCCAGAAACGCCTCCCGTTCCAGTAGCTGTGACCCCTGAACTTGCAGCAGTTGTGCTGCCACCAATTCGTTTTGAACCGCCGTTGCCAGTCCACAGCTTGGTGTCAAAATAAGCCGAACCATCGGGAATCGTCGCGGCAGGCAATGCCGTGGTGTTTAATGCGGCGTAACCACTAGGAATTGGGTACTTGAACCGCATTTGGCCGAAGTTTGCAACCATTGTTGAGGCGGATCCAAGATCTCCAATCTTTGGCACAAATTCGCCACTTAGGCTTGTAAAAGCCGTGCCTTGCGCAACTCCGTTTTTGTAAAACTCCAATGTTCCAGCATCTAAATTAAGCGCAACACCTATAACGTCCCCTGTTGTATATGAAACCCCGTAAGAGCTTGAAGAGGCATTATTTATTTTAGTGCCGCTAGATCGATAAGACCAAGAAGTGGCAGGGTATCCTGGATAATCTGTTGTCTGTTCTGAAGCGTAAGCAATACCGATAGCAACTCCACTGCCAATGCTTGTAGGAGTAATTTCCCAGAACCATTTCCCTGAAGAAACAGCAATGGTCGCTGACATTGCACTATTTCCGTTTGAACCTGCGGTCACAAACTTCAAGTTGCCATCACTCAATGTTGCACCAGAGCTGGTGTTATACAGAGGATTTAAGGTCGCGTAGTTGCCGCGCTGATAGCCACCCGTCGTGTCCGTTGCGTCCGCATCTGCAGTGACTGCATTTGGTACGTCG